CATATAACTTTAAATTAGCCGAAAAGCTACCTGAAACCTTATTTGCTAATACATCGTTTAATTCAGAGTCTTTAAATTGTAAAAGGAATCTTGAGGGGTAATATAAATCTTCATTATTACCTTTTTCGGAAGTTAAAGATAAAGCCTCAACTATACCCGTATTTAGATCTTGTCTAAAAGGATGTGAATATATTGTTGTATCTTTTTCGGGGTATAAGAAATAATATGCCATAATTAGTATTTAGTTATTCTGCCTGTTATATCAGTATTTGGGTACTTTAATTCAAAAATGCTTAAATCCATTGAAGGATATAAAACATTATCTACTGTTGCTGAACTAAAATCATATGAATATTGAGAATATCCGGATACAACTCCTGTTTTATTGGTTAATTCTACATTTTCTACATTTTGGACTCCTTCTATAGATCCTATTACATTATAAACTTCATTTAAAATAATAGGTTGATTGATTTGCCAGTTATCTATATCAAAATAATTTTTTAATGCGTTTATGCAATTTAATAAAACTTGGTCATTACTAGAGTTTTTAAAAGTAACAATATCAAACTCTAATCCAAAATTAATAATAGCAGCATCTTTTATATTAACCGCATCTGTCAACATTCTATATTCTTCTAAATATGTTATAAGATTTTGGCGTGTAGCAGGGTTTAGGGTAGTTAGATTTTTATTTCCATCATACGCTAATGTATATAAATCTAATCCATTTGGATTTGTAATACGAGCACTACTATCTACTGTTATTTGGTCATCCTTTATAATATATGCCTTAGCTATTTTACCAAACTTAGCTGGTAAAGATAAGGTACGAATTATATAATCTTCTTTCGATACAGTGCGCAATTGGGCTCCCGCGTTAGCTATCGAGTTTAAGCGTATATCTTCAATGGTATCACCAGGACCACCGCCCGTGGCGGGTAAGGGGTTAGTCGCCGCTATAGACTCGATTACTTCGTTTAGTATAGTATTATTNNNAACAGAATTNTTTTGAGAGGTTGATACAGAGAATGGTCTATTAATTAAATTAGATTCAGTGTTTGATTCAACTCCTCCACCTACTAAGTAATTTACTGTGAGTGTTGTATTATAAGGAACCTCTCCATATGTTTTAGTTAACATAAAGTTTGATGGATCAAATGCAAAATCTAAGAGAGATCTATTATCTTTAACCCCAATTCCTATATTATCAGGGTTAGGTATAATTTCTTCATCTATACCACTACTAATACCTGCACCAAATTGAATTTGGAGTACATCATTTGATGTAAATCTAGTTACAAATCTTTTAGGAACCTTTTTAAGTCTCAATAAATATGGTGTATCATTTCCATACTGTTGGAGATTATTATTATTACCCCCTGTATTTTGGACGTCCTCATATATGGTCTCTTGTGCTAAATAAGGAACTTCATGGTAAATATTACCATCACTATCTGTTATAGATTCAATTCCTATAATCTTTTTATCAGGGATTTCTAAAGTAAGGAATTTAGTTGGGTCCCCTAGGGTAAATGTAGAAGTTTTAATTTCTGCACTTATAACTTTAGCTGATTTTTTTAATAAATAATGTTCTGCAACAGTTCCATTAGCTAGTGGATTACCATTAAGGTCATAAAGAAGTACTTCTGTTGGGTCTAAAGAAGATGAAACTTGAAAGTTTACATCTCTATCTAATAGAAATGATACTGAATCTGCCTCTCCAGTTTTAAATATAGAATTTTTATTTATTGTTATAGCGTATGTCCAATCAGGAGGATAATCTCCGGTTCCTGTTGAAGGTATTTGGATATAAAGATCTATATCTGTTGTAGAAGGATTAGTAACTGATGGTTTATAACCTAAATTATAGGCTAAAGATAATAAATTAGTTTTTTCTTTAGCTGATTCTATAAAAGTTTCTTGTACTTGTGTGTCAGTATAAAATGAAAGAACATCTCCTACATAAGATGCTAATTCTAAAAATATCATACCTGGATTACTTTCTGAAAAATCATTAAAATTATCAGGGAAGTAATTTTTAGTAAAATCAACAAGATCTTGCTTTAATTGATTATAATTTCTGTTTAAGTACTTAATATCTTTTTTATTAGTACCAGATGTATTGTTTACTTTAGAATAAGCCATTTATTATAATATTAAGGAAATCTCATTTGTATCATTATCTAATAAAACAGTATAGGCTATTTGGATTAATAGTTCTTTATCTTGTGGCGTAACTTTTAAATTACTTAAAGCAATTTGGGGAATATGAAATGATAAATTTTGGTCTATTTTTGATTTTAGAGTTGAAATTTTTTGGTTTGTGTTTGTATTAGGTTCAAAAAGAATATCTCTTATACCAACTCCATATGATGGTTCGTGATACCTTTCGCCTGGAGATGTTAAGAGAAGATTAATAAGATTAGATTTTATTTGATCTTTTGTTGTATAATTAAATTGAAATACACCTTTTTTATTAAAAGGTACCCTAACCCCAATAGCTTTACGCGTATCTAGATCAAGTGGATCAATTCTATATCCTATTTTTTTTCTTATTGCCATTATATTTAGGGTCTATAGTTCTTTTTATTATCTATAGCTTCCATTAACTGGCTGTAATCTTTATTTGCAAATTGGTTTACAGGATCTTGGGGGTTATACTGTGGTTCAGCTTCTATAGGGGCTGAGTTCATAGCAGTATCTCTTAATAAAGAATCTAATGTAGAATCACCACTGTTAAAATTAGGTGGAGTAAATTGTTCTTTTAACTTTTGTCTGAATTCTTCAGGTGCAGGTTCATTTTTTCTTTCAGTTATAACTGTATTAGAGGTAGATAATTCTTCTTTTAGTAGAGATATCTCACGTCTTAATGCGTAATCAATTTCTTCACGCACAACTTTTCTAATTATTTTTTCGAATGCATTCAACTTCATAATGTAGTGTTTTTAATAAATATATTATTTTCTAGTTATTTGATATCCTGTGAAACCATTTTCAACTAGGTATTCAATAAATCTAGGTTTGTTTGAGTTTTCTAAGTTATCCAATATATCTTCTGGGGCAAATTGGTCAGCTAATGTATTAACTAATTCTTCAGTAGTTACATCAACACCAGTACCATTAGGACCGTCTATACCACCTCCTGCTGGAGGATTTTGTGTCATGGATAATTCTAATTCTTTTAGTTTATCTATAAGAACTGAATCTAAATAAAAACATCTGGCTCTAACTTCGGTTAAAATTTTATTTAATTTTGCTCTAACGGGATATAAGATATTTCTTAAACCAGTTGTTTCTTTTAGGATAAAACTTGAAAGAGGGCCTATTATTCGAGCTAAAGAATCTATTTCTCTTAATTTTCCCTTAGCTACTTTAATAGCATCACCTAATCTAATGGTAATTGAACCTTGGGCAATAGGAAATACTTGTGCTATTAAAGATGCTTGGGCTACACTTATTATTAACTTTAATACAGGAATAAAATCTGAAAGGAGGCTTATAAAACCATTTAAGGTGCCAAATATTTGGTCTATTCTATCTAGTTTTCCTAAAGCTTTATCTATTTGTTCTATTAATTGAACTAATAATCTTTCTACTTTTTTGCAATTTTCTTTTAATCTAATAAAATTTCTTTGAATTTCAGCAAATTGATCAGGAGTTGATATTACAGGTAAAGCATTTAAAATACTCTCAGGAGTAGGAATATTAACAGTAACCTGACTTTCTACAAAGGGTATTCTATCCTTTATATAAAATGTTTGTTGTTTACCTTCAGCAAATACATTCATTACTGTAGGGAGAGTTACTTTAAATAATTCAGTCATTTTAGATAAACGTTATTACTTTTTATGTTTTTAATCTTACCTCTTAAGGCTTCTAAATCACTTATTAGAGGAGAAATTAACCCTATGTTTGTTGGGCTTGGAACTGTAGGAAGGCCTGGGAATATAGTTATTTGGTTTAGTAAAGGAAGAACTGTTGAATATAATAAATTTAGATGATTCAATATATCTTCTAATAATTGTTGTGTTTCGTCTCCTTTTAATGCTGGATTATTTGCTAATTTATTATCGTTTTTAACTAAACCTAAGTGGATTTTAGGGCTGTTGATGACAAATTTTCCATCAGCACCATCTGAGGTATTAACATGGAAGTCTTTATTAGTTGAAAATGCTATAGTTTTATCTGAGGAAAATAAAGAGTCTTCCCTAGCATTAAATAATAATCTATCTGAGGTAATTATTACTTGTTTTCCCTGATATGTTTCTGGAGATTTAAGCATTTAATTCTTGGGCTTGTTGTTCTTGAAAAGCAATATATTCTTGATCCCAATTATTTTCTATAGAACCAAAAACATTATTCCATCTATTAGTTGTGTCTTTATAACTTCTACCGGGTTCATAAGTATATGGTAATATAGCAGTAGGGCCATTTTTGGCTTTTTCAGGTGAATACCCAAAATGCCATGGTTCACTTTTTACTGTGCGTATAAACCCGTATTTCCATCCCTCTTTACATAACCATTTGTATCCTTCACTAGTAGCGCTTGCTGTGCTAAAATCACATGCTAAAGATCTCCCATGTGGTGATCCAAAAGAAGGAGCAGTTACAGGGTTAAAATGTTTTGATTGGGGGGATATAGTATATGCATCTCCTACTTGGTAACCATCAAAAGGTTCAATAACTGTGGTACGTAATAACCATGGTTCTTTGAGTTTATTTTTATATTGGTTTTTTAAGTTATTTAAACGTATAGTTTTTTGTGATATTTGAATTAAATTATTGTTTAAATAAATATCATCTATGGGTGGTCTAAAACCACTATTTACTATTACCTTTACACCTTCTTCTTCAGCTTTTAAAAGCATTTCCATTAAAGGACCCACTAAGGATGATGTTGCTAATACAGTTTGTGTTGTAAATCTTTTAGGAAGAATATATAATTTACGGGGGTATTTATTATTATCTATATAGGTCCCAGGGACTTGGATTAATTTCTCTAAACCTAAATTAGGTTCAATAGTTGTACTATTATCATTATTTGCATTTTGTTCATCATCATGAGATATATCTGGTGGTTGAATTCCTTCTATTATTTCATTAGGTTGGGATGAAAAATTACTATCGGTTCCTTGGTCATTTAACGAATTTAATAATTCAGGTATTGAATTACTTGTATTAATAAATGAAGATAATGGGTTTAATCCAGATTCAGGTTCAGTAAATGTAGCATTTAAAGATTTAAAATTTTTAGATATAATATTAAGATTATCTATATTTTGGTTTGATGTTAAGTAAATTGAACTAGCATCACTATTTATATTTTCTATAGCTACTGATTTATCTCCTGACTGGCCATTAGAAATAATAGTTATAGGATCTCCATCACTGTTATTTTCAGACCAGTTATTTTTACCTCGTGGGTTTGATGAACCAAAACGAATGCTATTTCCAAATCTTCCTTCAAAAATCATATCACCCTCAAAGGGTAACATATTTTTATTATTAAATATTTTTTCACTATCTAAAGTAGTTCCTATAGGAACTTCTCCACTAGATTTAACTAAATCAGCTTCACGTGGTAAAATATTCCCTACAGAATTATTCCATACATTGATGGGAGGAAAATAAGCATGTTCTACATTAAAGTGATTTCCTCCTAAATCTATATAATGATTACTACTTGGAATCTTTATTATATCTACTATTTCAGTAAGTAATGGGGGGTAAGTAAACCAATTAAAATATGATTTAGCCATGGGGAGTTTTAATAACTCAGCATCTTCTATAGATCCTTCTTTTAGCCCTAAATCACCCCAAAAAACATATCCTATATAGGTGGGATCAAATTCCCCTAAAATATTTATAAAAAATGGATGGGATTCATCCATAATAACACTATATATTCTACCTTTAATAAAGGTAGAAGTAGTATTTTGTTTATTACCTTTGGCAATAGATGAATTATTCTTTATCTGACCCCTGCTCATTTTTAGCTACTTCTTCGGCAATTTGTTGGAGTTGTTTTAATTCATCATCCGTTAATAATGAATCGCCCCCACCAGAAGTAGTATTACTAGTAATACGTTGAATAACGGCCATCATTTTAATAAGATGTTCGTCATTTTTTACTCCAATTTCTAAATATTCCTTAATTAAGGGAACAACTACAGGTGCATCTCCAATATTTTGGAGTAAAGGTTTAAGTTCAGCTATTAAAGAATTAACTTGTTTATCCTTTTTTTTACTGTTGTTNTAAATTTCCTTAAATACATCAGCTGATGTTTTTCCGTCAAAAAGTACTGTATCTAGTGGGTTACTCATGCCAATAAATATATAATTATAAAACTATTGGTTGTCCTGTTTCCCATTGATTAAAAGCCTTAATATAATACTTTTGAAGTATTTTAGTGACTTTAGTAATTGCCGGAGTATCGCATCCAGTTATTTCACGAATGTATATGTAAAGGGCTTTTTTATTAAAAATTTCTAATGTAGCTCTTTTTTTAAATAGCATAAGTACTGCTTCTGCCACCAATATATCATCACGTTTATTAAAA